TAACTTCTATATTACGACTGACTTTGCAACCAGTGCAAAAGAGTCTGCTGACTTTAGTACGATTAATGTGTGGGCTTATAATAATCAGGGTGACTGGTTATGGGTAGATGGATTCTGTAAGAAAGCTCTGATGGATAAATCTATAGATGAATTATTTAGATTAGCTCAGAAATATCGCCCACAGGAAGTAGGTGTAGAGGTGACAGGGCAGCAGGGGGGTTTTATAGCGTGGATTCAGAATGAGATGATGAATCGTAATATTTACTTTACCTTAGCTTCAGGCCGTGGGAAGAATAGTCCTGGCATTCGCCCTAACAAAGATAAGATGAGCAGGTTTCAACAGACTGCAGTACCATTATTTAAATCTGGTAAGTTGTGGTTTCCTGAGGAGCTTAGGGATTCTGAGGAGCTAGCTGAGATGATGAATGAGTTACAATTAGCCACAGTTAAAGGTTTTAAGTCTAAGCATGATGACCAGATAGATAATATCTCTATGTTAGGTGAGTTTAACGCATGGAAGCCAAGTGAGGTGTCTACAAATGCTCATAATAAAGATGGGACTATGATGTGGGATGACGAAGAGCCTGAAGAAGCAGGTGAAAGTTCCTATTTTGTATAAAAGCTTCACATAGCTTATATAACGTGGTATTATTAAATAAACTATTTTAGGATTTACTATGTACGTTTCTGATTATCTATCCTATATCACAACAAGTGAAATTAAACAGTTAGCTATAAGTGACATAGGCGGTTCAACCCCTACCGCTCAACAAAAAGAAAATAAAGCTTCACTGATTACTTTTATTAATTTGGCTAATAGTGAGTTACATAAAAAATTCTCTCTAATTTCTAAAGAGATGGTTTTTACCGATGTAAAACCTAATTCTTTACATGCCATACCTACAGACTTTTTGTATGCAATTAGTGCATCATATAAGGATGGTACTGAGATTCCAATTAATGATGAGTCAACTAATTATACTGATGATATAGATTACAATGTATCCATATTATTTCCTACACCCTTTGAGATGTTGGTTAAAGGTACAGACACTGAAACTCCTCCTAGAGATGATATTAGTTTAGTTTATATGGCAGCACCAGGTAAAGTTACTAAGACAACAGATTTCATTGATTTACCTGAGACATATACAGAAGCGCTGATAACGTATGTAGCATATAAAGCGCATGCTGCTGTAAGTGGTGATATGAAAACTGAAAATAATACTTACTATTTACGTTATAGAGAGTCTACTAAGAATATAAAATTAACAGGTTTAGCAAATTCAGACAATCTAGATAGTAATACTAAATTAACAGATAGAGGTTTCGTATAATATGGCAAATTTTAGTTCATTTTCTCCTAATACCTTAAGTAGTACAGCAACCACCTATTATCCAACTATTGAATTAGTTGCAGATGACGCATTAGTAGAGTTAGATATTGTAATAAAAGACAGTAATAAAGCTGCTACTGGTAAAACATTAGATGCAGAAGATTCTACAACATGGGATCCTATTAATTTAACAGGAGTATCTACCGTCACTTTAAATGTACGTAAAATTGGTGAAACTACTATAGTAGGTTCATTTTTATGTACTACTGTTAGTCCACTTACAGATGGACATGTAATAATGAGTTGGGGTACAACTGGTTTAGCAAGTTTATCTGGTGGCTATGAGGGTGAGATAGAAGCTGTTTACTCTAGTGGTAAAAAGATAACAGTACAAGATTTATTACGTTTTAACATAAGAGACGACTTCTAACATGGCAATTCGGGCAACAATTACACATGTAAATGCCGCTATAAGTATAACAAATGTTAGACCTGAGGCTATTGTCACTAAGAATGACAGTTCTATAAATCAATTTTTTTATGAGAGCTCTACATTAAGTGATGTAAACATCATAGTTATTACTAAGAGCTTAGTAGAAACAGTTACGATAACTGAATTATATGAAAATGGTGTAAGTAAGAATGTACCAACTGATGCAATCAGTCTATCAGAAACATTTTCTAAAGTAATCACTTACAATAAAGTCTTTAATGATGCTTTTGTACTTGACGATGCTACAACGATAAATAAAAATTATTACGGAAATAAAGGAAATATTTTTGGTCTTTCAGATACTATAGGTGTTAGCTTTAGTAAAAATTTCAACGATACTATAACCTTTAGTGATGTAACTACTGCAGGTTATCAAGTAAATAGAGATTTTTATGAGAATGTTAAAGTAGTCGATGGAACACAACCTACTTTATTAAACGCACACATATTAAATTCACCAGTTTTAAATATTGGTGAAACATCTACAGCTGCCTTAGCATTCACACAGGCACCACATGTAGATTCGTTTGGTATAGGTGATAGTACTAATGTAGCACCAAATAAAGGATTGAGTAATTTACTTAACATCGGTGATGAAAATAGTCTACAATTAGCTAAAACTATTAATGAGATCATTACATTAAGTGACACTAATCAAGTAGTTAAAACATATGGAGAGATTACAAATAATAATGTTGGAATTTCAGATCAGGTAACAGTAGAGTATTTTTACGGAGGGCTGCTAGGGCAGGCTCCATTAAATGCAGTTAATTTAAACTAGGAGACAATAAATGATTAACGATAACTTAGCACTAACAGGTGCATTAACAATTGCTATTAATGGTGAAGTAGTTCAAAAGACTAATAACATGGTAGTAACAGTGGGTAAAGAATGGGTAGCAGATAGAATGGCAAATGCTAATACTGTCATGACACATATGGCTATTGGTACAGGTACTACAGCAGCAGCACTTACACAAACAACATTAGTAACAGAACTAGATAGAAATGTTTTAACTACTTCTGGTGGTACAGTCAGTGGTGCAACTATCCAGTATGCTTGTACTTGGGCTGCAGCAGATGGTACAGGTGCTATTACTGAAGCAGGCATATTTGATGCAGCTTCTGCAGGTGATATGTTAGCTCGTACTAAATTTGATGTAGTAAATAAAGGTGCATCTGATTCTATGACTGTTACTTGGACGATTACAATATCGTAGTAATATACTAACAAAGGAGACTACTTATGGCCGTCAAGTTTAGTAATAAAGCAGTAACAGCGTTGAGTTCGGGTATTTCAACAGGAGCTACAAGTTTCACAGTTTCTTCAGCAAGCTCTTTTCCAACATTAAGTAGTGCTGACTGGACATACGTATCTCTAACCGATGAAGTAGTAAAAGTTACAGCTATTAGTGGTACAACATTTACTTGTGTAGCTACTTCTGGCGCACATTTAAGTGGTGCTAGTGTAGAACTTAGAATGACAGCAGAATTGCTTAATGATTTTGCTGAAGATACTGAAGCAGATCCATCAGGTACAGCAGTAGCTATGTCTATTGCATTAGGTGGTTAATTTAACAAGAGGGAAATAAAATGGCAAATACATTTGTAAACGCAGGAGATACGAACATCTCAATATCAGGAGACATTATCTATACTTGTGCTGCGAGTACACAATGTCTTATTCACGCTTTATATTTATCAAATATAGATGGTACTAACTCAGTAGATGCTACTGTTGAAGTAACTTTCGATGGTGGAACAACTTATGTCCCTATCGCTAAAACAGTACCAGTACCAGCAGATTCAACATTAATATTAGATAAACCTTTAAATCTAGAAGCAGGTGATAAAATTAAAATAACAGCTAGTACTGCTGGAGACTTATCGGCATTTGCTAGTATTCTAGAAATTACATCATAGGAGAATTGAAATGGCTTTTATTGGTAATGCTGACATATCTCCTACTAAGAATTTAGTACAGGATACAACACCACAATTAGGTGGCAATCTGGATCTACAAGCTCATAATATTGAAGGAGTAGATGCTACAGAAATAGCAATCCTAGATGGTGCTACTGTAACTACTGCAGAGTTAAATATATTAGATGGAGTAACATCAACAGCTGCAGAGCTTAATATCTTAGATGGTGTAACTTCAACCGCAGCAGAGTTGAATATCTTAGACGGTGTTACATCAACTACAGCGGAACTTAATGTTGTTGATATGTCAGCATCTGGTTCTAC